ATGGCGCCGGAAATCACCCAGGCGCTGATCGACGCCGTGCGTCCGCTCGCGTACGACCTTTGCGTCATCACCGGCGACTTTCGCACGCGCACCTTCGGCCCGTACGACGCGGTGCTGGCGGCGATGACGGACGTGACTCAACATCTGCGCGCGCCGGTCTACGCCGTGCTCGGCAACCACGATTCGCTGCGCATGGTGCCGGGCTTGGAGGCGATGGGCGTGCGCGTGTTGTTGAACGAGACCGTGGCGCTGGAGCGCGGCGACGGTCGCGTGTTTCTGGCCGGCATCGACGACGGCCACTACTATCGTCTCGATCACATCCCCGGTGCCGCACGCCACGTGCCGCCGGACGCGGTGTCGATCCTGCTGTCGCACACGCCCGAGGTCTACGCGCGTGCGGCCCACGCGGGGTTTAATCTCATGCTGTGCGGCCACACCCACGGCGGCCAGATCTGTCTGCCCGGCGGTTTCCCGGTGCTCACCGATGCCGACTGCCCGCGGCGCTACGCGCGCGGGCGCTGGCAGTATGAGGGCCTGCACGGTTATACGTCGCCGGGCTCCGGGTCCTCGATCGTCGATCTTCGGTTGAATTGCCCGCCGGAGGTGACGTTGCATCGGTTGCGGGCGGGTTAGTTAGTCGACCGCGCTCCCGCGCGGGTTGGTCGATGTAATAAATGGTAATTGCGGGCGCTCCGCCCCAGCACCCCGGGTCCCTTTGACTCGGACCCTCCCTGGTCCTCGCCCCTTCGGGGCGCGCTGGAAAAACCGCGCGTCCAAATTCGCTCCCGGCGAATTTGTCTTTGCTCGTGCAAAGAAAAGGGACGAAAAGAAAGCACGCCCCGCCGATGGCGCGAATACCCCCCTCGCATCCTCGGCGTTGGGACCCGCGCTGTCCCGACGCGACATCCCTGTCGCGCGGGACAGGCGCAGACATTCCCTGTCTGCGCCCCTTCGGGCGCTTACCCAACGCCTTGCGGTGCGAGGGCGCGCCATAGGCGGGTACAACAACGGCCCACATCTCGATCCGAAGCTGGCTGTAGTCTTTCTTAACTGGATGCTGAAAAAGTCCGTCCGGGACTTTTTCAGCCACGGCACATCCCTGTGACGCTTAACAGGCTGCTGAAATGTGACCCGACACATGGTCTGTCCGGAAACGGGAAGTGACGAGATGAAGCGGGAAGACGCGATCCATCCATGAAATACAGAGGTTCCGAGAGTGATGCGCGAGAGCGGCCAATGTTCCTGGTTCGCCACATGGTTTGGCCGGAGCTGTCGCACCGCGACACATGGTTTGTCCGTCGAAGCCCGTAAGTAACTGATTCTTCAATCGGTGCCAATCGGGCGCGTCCTAGTTCACAGACCGAACCAGGACGCGCACGTCCTGGTTCGCGTGTTACAGAGACGCGTGTCCTGGTTCGACGCTTGGCATTGATCAGTAAAGAGAATCGCTCGGTGTACGTTCGTACACCTCCTCATAGAACCAGGACGCGAACCAGGACGTCTCTTGTGGATAGATTTGTGGATAAATACGGGGGCAACACCCCGTTTAAGGGGCAGGTTTCGACCCTGTTTGGAAGGTGTAAACGGCGTCGATAGCGGCCTTCACGGCGGCGTTGTAGGAGCGCCAGGCGCGGTGCACGGCGAGCTGCAGCGGCTTCGGCACCTGGTGCCAATGCAGCCTGCACATCAGCATGCCGCGCTGGATGGTGGCGGTACAGCCGATCGCGACGCATCGATGCATGGCTGATGCTACTTCAGTAGCGGCATCTGCCGCTTCGCAACTTCCCGATCGCGCACCGCGGCGATGATTTGATACAGGCGTTGGCGGGTGATGCCGTACTCACGGCATAGCTCCAGCACATTCCTGCCGTTCCACTTCTCCCAAATCTCCACGTCCCGCTCCGACAAATCGAACAGCGTGCCCTTGGGCAGGTACACGTTCTGCCCGCCCCAGTGCTCGCGCAGGAACTCGGCAACTTCGCGCCCCGCTTCGGCAGCGACCTCTCGATCGATACCGAGCGCAGCCAGCACGTTCGTCAAGTGGTCAGCGACGTCGCTGAGAAGCTCGGGATACTTCGTGCTCTTCTGCGCGTGGTTGGTCACGGCGCACCCCTGAGTTTTTCCTTGAGCACCTGGGTGTGCTGTCGCGCCACCGCGCGGCGCTCATCAGTCATCGCAGGCGCCGGCGCCGACGGATTCGTTTCAGTCTTCGCCGGCTCCTTTCCCGTTCGTGCGGCGAGCCACTGCTCGTAGCTCTTCTGGTGCTCGGGGCAAAGGTGCTTGTTCGGAGCGACCTCTTTCGCGTGCGCGGCGCAAAGATGTTTGTCGCACGTGCGGCCTTTGCTGATCTTCCAGTCACACTGAAACGCGCCGGTCTGCGTGCACCAGCGGCAGCGCTCCGCGCGCAGGCCTCGGCGGCAGATGATCGCGGCGGAGCCGTTTTCCATTTTTAGTGAATGGCAGGACATGAAGCCATCACCACGAGTGCAGCCAGCCGTGGAATGGCAGGCTGTAATTGTCGTCGAAAAACTGGGCGAGAGCTTTTGATTGGCGTCGCCGCATCGGCGATCAACTTCATTACGGCTAGGGTTGCCTCGGACTTTGGTATGGCCATGCTTTACTTCTTCTCTTGGTCTGTGGAACGAGCGCGCCGCTTCGCGTCGTACACCAGCGCGGCGATGAGCTTCTGTAGCTGTTCCGGGTTGCACCAGGTAACGCTCGCGACGCCAAACATCCGGCGCGCCATCCCATCGACGTACGCCCAGGGTCGGCCCGCATCGGCGAGCAGTGCCTCGATCTTGCCGAGCTGCGGTCCGCGCTCTTCGCTCTGCAGGTTGTGTGGGCGCCCTTGGTGCGGCCGGCCGCGTTTGCCTTTGAAGCCGCACGCTTTCAGGTGATCGAGCACCCGCGCGCGCCCGGCGGCGTCGAGGTCGCGCGCGCTGCGCACGCGCGCGCATGCCCACAACATCGCGCGGTACGACTCTTCGTCGAGCCCGAGCTCGTGCTTCGCTATGTGGATGCGCGCTAGTTCGCGCCGCCGTAAATCAGAACTACCCTTGGTTTGCATTGCCGCGCTCGCCTCGCCTTACCGCGCCGCGCCATGCCTGGCCATAGATTGCTGCGCCAGGTATCGCGCTACTGGCAGACTCATCAGGCCCCGATCGCCACCCGGGACGACCGAGCGCATCGCGCTCGGTTTCGTCTTTCGCCTTGCTTGAAAGAACCATTGCTTCGGATCGCGTTGCCTTGGATCGCGCTGCCATGCCCCGCGACGCATCGCGTTGCTTCGCGCCGCCTCGCTTAGCCGCGCACCGCTTTGCCAAGCACAGCACGGAGTTCATTTAGGCCGCCTTCGCTTCCGGTATCACTTTCCATTTGGTCACAACGAAACGGCCGAACGGACCCTTGCGCTCCGGCCGGTAGTCACCGAGCCCGACCTTCTTGCCTGCGTCGTCGACGAGGCGCCGGACGAAATCGGCGGAGAACATGTCGGCGTCCAGCTCGACGGTAAACGTCAGGCTCCACGAATCCAGTCTCGGCCGATGAGCCATCAAGCGCCCGCCAGTGCTCGGAATCACGACGCTGCGGCTGTCGACCTCGAAGTGCTTTGTGTTAAGCGGCAGCACAATCTCGTGCAGTGTGATGCCGGCCGGCACGAGGCTCGACTTGTTGGTCGTGACCTTGCTCTTACCTGCCTTGTGGAAGCGCCCGGCAGAGATGATCGCCGCGAAGACGTTCGGGCCCGGGATGTAGAGATTCCCCTTGTCGTCCGCGTACGCTTTCTTCTCTGCCTGCTGTCGCGGCGTCCCTTTGTCGCCGACAGGCCCTTTGTTCTGCTGCTGTTCGGTGAACTTGTTCATCAGCAGCGGGCTTACGCCCTGGATCGTGATTTGGATATGCATACAGCTTCTCCTTGGTTTGATTTACGAAGTGGCCCGTCTCGTGGGCCAGCCGGCGCGGTCACCGGGGGAGGGTCAAGCCTTGAGCTCGGCCGGCCCGCGCTGCGGGTGTTTTCGCCCACCGCCCGCTGAGGCGTTCGGTCGATCGAAAGCGGGCAAGTCGCCCGTTCGAACGAAGCGAGCAGCGCCGCGACCGCCCGCTTCACGATGCTTCCTTCTTTCTCGCCTCGCACACGCGCGCGCGAACACGCGTGGCCGCGGAGACCAACTCCTCGAGCGCCTTCGCCAGCGCCGCGTCGTCGCGGTCGTGCAGCGCGCGCGTGCACGCGTCGATATGGTCGACCAGCGTGTTGATCGCGTTCTTGCGCTCGGTCTCGGTCACGGCTCGAACGGGCTCACGGAAACGGTGCGGCACTTGGCGCACATGCGGTTATGCGGCCCCTCGGAGCGAAACGGCGCGCGGCATCGCAGGCACGGGCGCTTCGTCTTGTCCGCCACGACGGCGACTGCCCGCGGCAGCGACTTGTAGAGCCCGAGCTGGTACACCTTGACCTGGCACGAATTCACCGAATGCCCGACACGCACCGCGATGTACGCGAGAGAATGGTTCTGATCGCGCATCCGGCGCAGCGTGGCGATCTGCTGCGGCGTCCAGGGATTGCGATCAGGCCGCGACACGCTCGGCGTCCTCGTCTTTGAGCAGCGCATCCACCATCTTCTCGATGTCCGAATCGGCGACTTTCACCACCGCGCGGTCGCTGTCGTTCGTGATCGAGATGCCGAGGCGCTTCAGGTCCTCGACCGAGAGGTCGTATACCGCCGGTTTGTGCACGCTCTCCTGGGTGCGGATGAGCAGCTCGGCCTGTTCCTCGGGCAGCAGCTTGCGAATGCGCCGGATCACGGCCGCTTCGTCACCCAGCTCCACCGTGCCCTTCTGTTTAGTGAAACCGACCTTGATGCCGTGAAAGAGGCGCGTGCGCGGCTTCGCGAAGAGCGACGGTGTCGCCTCGACGGCGGCGGTCAACGATTGCTTCGCCTCGGCCGCCTTCTCGGCCGCGCGCTTGATGCGCGGCAGCATCTTGCGTTTGATCTCGCGGATGCTGTTCTCCAGCACCGCGACGTCGTCGCCGAGCTGCGCGTACGCGTCGGCGTAGGCGCGCGCCAGGCTTTCGATCTCGTTTAATGTCATCGAGCGATTCCTCAGGTAGGGAGTTTCAGTTGGCCGCGCAGATCGGGCAGCGAGATGCGCTTCATGGCCGCGATCTGCTGGAGCGTCGTCATCGCGCGCTCGTACAAAAAGGTGCAGGTCGCATCCAGCTCGTCCGGCGTCTGCGCGAGGTAATAGCCGCTCGCCGGATGCGCGCACACGTGATGCCCGTCGAGCCGCAGCATCACGACCGCCTCGCGCAGCTGTCGTTCGCCGCCCGGGTTTGAGCCCAGCGCGCCCGTGATCTCCGCGACGAGCTGGTCGACGCGCGCGCCGTTGCCGCGCCCGATGTGCTGCGACAGCGCCTGCAGCACGGCCGCGGTCGTGATCATCGGCTTCATAGTTCGTCGTCCTCGGCGCAGGTATAGAAGCCGGGGTTGCGCGAGCCGACGGTGGCCTTGGGCCGGCACAGCGGACACACGTCGTCGACCAAGTGGTGATCGGCGCGCCCGCAGATGTCGCAGTTGCCGATGGTCTCGGCGGCCAGGCTGTACAGCGCCGCGGCCGGCGAGTATTCGGTCGCGCGCGCGACGTCCGCCCGCAGCAAGCCATCGGCGACCAGCGCCGTCAGCTCTGCCGCGATATCCGCATGCGGCAGACCTATATCGCACGCGATGAACGAGCTCGTGCTGCCGGGGTTGGCGCGCACGCAGGCGACGATGCGTTCGCGCGCGCTCATGAGCGGTGCCCGACCAGATGGAATACGGCTTCCGACCGTCCGTGCCTATTGGGGTTGCACGAAGCCCATACCGCGCCGTCGTCGTGCATGCGTGTAAGCTCCAACCGCACGGTCTCGATCGCGAGGCCGGTACACTTGGCGATAAGCTCGGATGAGCTGCCGGGATGCTGCCGCAGGCAGTTCTCGATCAGCTCGCATGCCGTCTCGCTGTCGTTCCAGTTCCCGCGCGCGGCGCCCATCAGCCAGCTGATACCGATTCCGACCGCGACACCCATCACGCCGGCGAGATACAACGCATAAACGCAGTTCACATTGCCTCCTGTCAGCACGACGTGGTGCTGGTGTTGTTGATGTGGTCGACGCGGCGCACGCATTCGACGGGCTTGCCGTCGATGGTGGCGACGAAGCGCCAGGTGGTCTCGATCGGGCGCTGCGGCGGTACCTGATACCACTTGACGGCCAGCACGGTCGCGCCAGCGATGATCGCCAACAGCAGCCCGTGACCGAGATAGCCGATCAATATCCGATCGTTCTTCGTCATTATTTTTTGCCTCCGAGGTTCGAGTGTTTGCATCCCGCGCGGCACGCCTTCCACACCGCGACCCGCGTCGGGTTGGTGGCGGCGAAGGGTCGCGCCTGCCAGTCGAGGCACTTGCGCGCCGAGATCTCGCCGAGCACCGGGCACTCGACCGTCTTGTTCATCAGCTCGCCGCGCACGCGCTCTTCGATGCGCTGTAAATTGCCCTTGTAATTGCCCCGCAACACCTGGTGCACGGTAGTCGCCGACAGCCCTAGACGCCGCGCGCACACGGGCAGAGAGGTCCGCTTGCGCTCTTCGCGCAGCACCGCGATCCAATCCGCCTCGCGCGTCATGTCGGCCGCTCCCCGGTCGGGACGATCTCGACGCCGTCCGGGCCGAATATCTGGCGCGTGTTCTGGTCGATCACCTCGCCGTTCTTCCAGGCAATCGGCGCGAGCGGTCCCGTATCACGCACGAGCTGATATCGGTTCGGCGAATGGCCGCCCCGGCGCGCTTGAGTGATCGCGAGATATCCGGCATCGAGCAGGCGCGCGACGAAGAACTTCACGTTCGCCTTCCTGATCTCGGCGGTCATCTGCAGCTCGTCCTGGGTGAACCGGCGCAGGATGCGCATCGACTGCCAGGCGCGCGCCCGCGCGCCGGGTTTGCTCGACAGGCGCGAACCCTTCGGCCGCATTTACGCCACCCCTCGGAGCTTGGGCGCGCGCGACAGGAAGAACTGGCGGTTGCCCCAGCGCTCGCCGTCGACCTTCTTCCAGCCGTTCGCCTTGGCGAGCTGCTCGATGCGCGCGAGCCCGACCACCATCAGGCCGACGTTGCCGTCGGCCTCGCCGTGAACCTGTTTCAACAAGTCGTCCTCCACCTCCACCTCGCACACGGTCGACGTCAACGTGCGCGCGTCGTCGATATCGGCCGCGCGGAACTCGATCCACTGGCTGATGCGCCGGCGCAGCTGCGGCCGATGCACCACGCGCTTCTCGATGCCCTCCATGCCGACGAGGATCACCGGGCACCCGGAGACGTCGTGGATGTCGCGCAGCGTCTCCAGCATCTTGAGATTGCTGAAGAGGTAGTCCGCCTCGTCGACCACGAGCAGCCGGTTGGTGGGGCCGAGGTTGCCGATGATGTGGCGCACCATCTCGGAAGAGTTGTTCTTGATCGGCTCGGCGCCGAGTTCCTGCATGATCACGCCGAGCATCGCGCTCGGCGTCCACGTCGCCGCCGCGCGCACGTAAACGCCGTTCACCTGGTTCACGAGCCACGCGATGGCGGTCGTCTTGCCGTGCCCAGTGTTGCCGTGCACGAGCCCCATGCCGGGGATGCCGTGATCGCGGTTGAGCAGGTATTCGTAGGCCGAGCGAAGCCCGACGACGTTCTTCGTTATCGCCATTTGTTTACGCATTACAGCTACCTCCTACTTCGTGGTTGTCAGCCGGCGGCTGCCGGACCGTGTTGTGCGCCGAAGCGCATGGACAGCATCTCGTCCAGGTCTCTGGCCGAGCGCGGGTTCTCTTTGCGGAAGCGAGCCAGGTACTCCTGCTCTTCCGCCGTGAGCGGCCGTTCCATCGCCTGCGACGACAGCCAATAGGCGCGCTCGAACGGGGTGTTGAAGATCGGTTGCACGGGCCGTTGCACCTCCGCCTCAATGCGGGCGCGCGCGGCGGCGAACTCGTCGGGGGGGATCAGGTCGGCCGTCGTGCGCACCGGCGCGCGCAGCGCGGCGGCGGCCTCGGCCGCGGCCG